GACAAGGTAAAGTGGTCACCAAGTGACACAAAGAGCCCTAGCAAAAAATGGATTAAGGGATGATAAACATAGTTGATAATTTCTTAGATGACTTAACGTATATATCAACTTACAATAAGTTATTAGAGAATGATTTTGAGGAGGTAGTTGTTGGAGACAAAAGTTTTTGGGTACAATTTAGCACTCCAGAGTTTAACAAGATTGTCCTTGACAGGGTTAGTTCGATAGAGGGTGTAGAAAGAAGGTCTGTACTCAGTTTTTTTAGGGTGGCTACAGATGAGTTAGATACCGACTGGAGAATCCACGCTGACTCTATAATAAATGGTGAAAGACCAACTAGGGCACTTGTCCTAAATATTTCACCCAGTAAAATGAGTGGACTACATGGCACCGCATTTTGGAGCCACAGAGAGTTTGGTGATAGCCTACACGATGGGGTATCATTTGAAGATTTTGACGGAATGCTTTTAAATGACTCAAATGATTTGTCAAAGTGGGACTTACAGTCTGTAGTTGGATATAAGATTAATAGGGCAGTGTGTTACCCATGCAATTACTTTCACAGCAAGTACCCGAATATCGGATGGGCAGCTGGAAGAATGGTTTATGTAATGTTTTATAAATAAAAGATATATGTTAATACTAAAAAACAAGGGGCTTGGTGACACGATTGCCTCAATAACGAAGGCGACTGGTCTAGACAAGCTAGTCGGGGAAGATTGTGGCTGTAAGCAGCGACAGGAAATGTTAAATAATCCAGATTTACTAATAAACAAAATATTTTATGGGACAGAGCAAGACATCGAAGTACTACGAGAAGAACCCGAAGGCAGCGGAGAAGCATAGGGAGTACCAGAGAGAACTAAACAAGAAGGAAGAGCAGATTAAGTACCGATCAGAACACGTGAAGGAACGCAGGAAGCTTGGTATTGACGGCAAGGGAGGTCCTGATGTAAGTAAGAAAAAAAATGGTACCTTTGTAAAGGAAAGCCCATCGATAAATAGAGCTCGAAATGGGGCAAATGGAAAAAGTACTAAAAAATAAATAGACATGGCAAATTTAAAATTACAAACTAGTGTAGCAGTGGTCGTTGCACCAAACGATACTACTAACATAGCGTACCCTGGAGACGAGACTGCATCACCAAACAATTCAAAATGGCCTTGTGTCCTTTATGTAGGTGGGGCTGGAAATGTAAAAGTTCGCACTGCTGGTGGTAACGATGTTATATTGTATGGAGTTGCTGCTGGAACATTTATTCCTATTCAGGTTGTTAGAGTTTTTTCAACAAACACAACAGCTGCAAATATTCTAGCTCTTTGGTAATAATGAAGTACTTAGTTATATTACTTTTATTGTTGTCGTCATGCTCCTTAGAAAAAAGGCTGGCGAAGTATTGCCCACTGTGTGTGCAAAAAGATAGTACAGTAACTATAATACAACTTAAGGACACCACCATAACAATCCCAGGTGAAACAATAACGCTAATGGACACACTTTATTGTGACTCGTTAGGTAATGTTATATCTAAACTAAATGGGGACCTTAGAGACAAGGACGGCAAACTGATAAGCCTACAGACAAAACTACAAAACAACATATACACATCCAAGGCTAAAGTCCAGACAATATATAGGACGATTAAGGGCAATGATGTGTACCACACTAAGGTGGTAACTAAAACATTAAAGCCAGAGAAGATAAAGTACATACCATGGTGGGTAAATTTCTTCGCTGTGTTAGGCGTAATACTATTTGTGTATATATCATATAGATTGATTAAACTATATTTACTTAAAAGTTTTTAATTATGCAGATAAGTATAAGCATAGCGGTAAAAGGTAGAAATAAAGGTGCAGGATCAATACCACCTACACCACCACCACCACCAGAAGAAGCTCCTTTTAACACAACACCACCTGATATATCAGGTACTACAACTGTAGGTCAGACATTAACATCTACTACAGGCATATGGCTTTATTCACCTGTAAGTTATGTTTATCAATGGAAAAGAGGAGCTACAAATATAGGAGGGGCTAAGTCTGATAGCTATGTGTTAGTACAAGCTGATGCAGGACAAGATATAACTTGTGTAGTAACAGCTACTAATTCAGTAGGCTCAACAGATGCCCAAAGCAATATCTTATACATTTATGACTTAGATGCTCAGAACTTTGTTACTACTGCTGCAATAACTGTTAGCAACACACAAACAGCTATTAATGATTTAGTGATAGGATTGAAGTCAGATAGTTTATGGACATCAATGTTAGCTGTCTATCCATTTGTAGGTGGGTCTGCTACAAGTTGTAAATATAATTTAAAGAATACCGCAACATTTGAATTGGTGTTTGGTGGAACTTGGGTATTTTCAGACTTTGGAATACAACCAAACGGCACAGATACGTATGCAAATACTAATTTTACACCAAGTACAAGTGGTTGGGCATCAGGCAATAGTTCAATTTCTGCTTATTCAAGGACTAATAATGTTATGTCAAGTGGAGTAATTTATGGAGTAAGAAGTGGTGCTACATCTACTAATTACCCTGTTTTAAATGTGTCTAGTACAAATAGTTTTCATAATAGTGGTGTTGCTAATGCACCAAGTCCATTGCCAACAAGTACAGCTTGTAACTTTATTTCAAGTAGAATAAATACAACTAATGTAATAATGGCTGTAAATGCAACTGCTGCAAGTTATGCAAGTTTAGAAGGTACTTTAGCTTCTGTACCAATATATTTAGCAGCTAGACGTAATGTTTCAGTTACTGACCTTTACTCTACTAGACAGTTAGCATTTGCTCACATTGGCACAGGATTAACAACAGGACAGTGTACTTCACTATACAATAGAATACAAGCATTTCAAACAACTTTAGGTAGAGCAAATCCATGATAGAAGTAGGAATTTTAACGAAAGAACAAAAAGACTTATTAGTAGGTCAAGAATTTATGGTTGATGTATATTTTAACCCTATACAAGATGTAAATGATAATTGGGTTATTTTAAACGATACAATAGAATATTGTATTTATGACAAATTTAATTGGCTTAAAGATTTAAAGCTTATACCATACGAGCCTAAAGAAATATTAGACTTATGAGAACACAGCTATCTTTATTAATAGTATCTATACAATCACAACTTTTGACACTTATATCTATTTGCCTTGCATTCTTTTTACCGATATCAGGGATACTGCTAATGATTGGAGTACTTATTATTTTTGATACTGTTGCTGGAATATGGAAGGCCAAGAAGCTAGGAGAGAAGATTACATCTAGAAGACTATCGGCTATTATAAGCAAGTTGGCTTTATACGAATTAACGGTTATAATGTTTTTTCTTATTGATAGATTTATTCTCAATGATATCATCCTTACTTTTTTCAGTGTACCATTTATATTGACAAAGGTGGTTGCACTAGTGTTATCCAGCATCGAGGTGATGTCGATCAATGAGTCATGGAAGCAAGTCCACCATCTGGACCTATGGCAAAGTGCTAAACTTCTATTTGCGAGAGCTAAGGAAATTAAGGATGACATAAATAAACTAAAATGACAACGCAACAGGCAACAAAAAAATATGGTGTAGCTAACATCACAGGTGCAGGTTACTTGGTTAAGATTAAGCTCCCATATCCAATGCGTATAGCTTGGGACTTAGACAGCTCGGTAAATTCTATGATGTGTCATAAGTTAGTGGCTGATAATTTCACAGCTGTATTCAATGAACTACTATCTGTATATGGATACGATAAGATTAAGGAGTTAGGAATAGACTTATTTGGTGGCTGTTTCAACTACAGGAAGATGAGGGGTGGAAACGCTTTGTCTATGCACTCTTGGGGGATAGCCATCGACCTAGATCCTGCTAGAAACTTACTTAAGGAGTCGTCTAAGACTGCAAGATTTGCAAGACCTGAATACAAGCCAATGATAGATATTTTCTACAAGCATGGGTTTATATCTTTAGGTCGTGAAAAGAACTACGACTACATGCACTTTGAGATAAAAGAGTAACAAAAAAAAAATGTAACTTTGTAATAATGAAAAAGCAATTAGAGTCCAGCAAAAGAATAGTTCGATTTATTAGTCGACCTGGCGTTCACGCTAAGAGCAAGACATCACAATTAAAGACATCAAAGAATTATAAAAAAAAATATAAAGGACAAGGGAAATGAAAATAAATAGCTATAACAATTCAACGCCAACAACAAGTACTTCATTAATTGGATCAAACGGTACAGGAGAGACATTTAATTTTACTGTTCAATCAATTTTTGACTTAATATACAGTGGTATAGTAAATGTTAATCCTTCAGTTGTTACAACAAATGTACTAACATCTACCACAATTACTAGCACAAACACATACTTTACTGGTACGACTGGAGCTAGTTTTGCAATAACTTTTCCAGCGGCAAATTCTAACTTAAATGGTATAAAGTACACAGTAATGTCCACAGCTGCAAGAGCTACTACAACATGGATATCTACTGGTGCTACATTTGTTGGTGCACCTACTGCATTAGTAGCATTTACTCCAGTATGTTTTCAGTATAACCATTCTAATACTACTTGGTATATATCATTATAATTAGTATATTTGCATAATAAATTTAATAAAATGAAAAAAATAAAAAAAGAGGAGCTCTCTAAGTTAGTTGAGCTTAACACAAACTTTCGGGAATTAAAGTTCCAATTGGCAGATATTGAGGTTACCTTCAATAGACTTAAAAGCCAAAAAATCGCTACACTTTCAAATCTTGAAACAGCAGCCTTTGATCTATCGTCTTATCAGGATGAGATAATCAAGGAGTATGGAGACATTAAAGTAAATCTACAAACAGGTGAATATAATTAGAAAAGTGTCTATTGGTCCTGACTACATGAAGTGCATGCACTATATGTTAGGCTCCCTTCTTC